AATTTGGGTCAAAAATAATCATGTTCTGGGTAGGACTGATTATAATTATAAACATGAACCTATATTTTTTGGATGGACTAAAAAGCATAGATTTTACAGAAATGGGCAATGGCAAACCAGTGTCTGGGATTGTCCGAAACCTCTGAAGAGCGACCTCCATCCAACTATGAAACCGATAGCATTAATAATCAATGCCCTGCAAAATTCCTCTTTACCAGAACAGATTTGCCTCGACCCTTTCCTCGGCTCAGGCTCCTCCCTCATAGCCTGCGAAAAGACAGGGCGCATCTGCTATGGGATGGAGATAGAGCCATTGTATATTGATGTCATAATTAAACGATGGGAAGATTTTACAGGTAAGAAGGCTATAAAGGTAGACAATGGCTGACACTTGGAAACCACATCCAGGCCCTCAAACTGATTTCTGCTCAAGATGGGAATTTGAGGTATTTTACGGGGGTCCTCTGACTTTAGATACTTTGGTATTAACTTCTGATGGATATAAAGAATTAGATGAAATTGGAGTTGGGGACCTTGTAGCAATACCTACTGGGGAATTTTCAAAGGTAATTCGTATTCCTTTCCAAGGGATAGCAGAAGTATATGAATTAACTTTTAATGATGGGATAAAAATTAAGGCAGATGCCGGACATCTTTGGCAAGTATCTACTGCAGATTGGAAGAAAAAGGGGGTAAGACCATGGCGAGTTAGAAGTACATTAGAATTATTAGATTTTAAACTTCCCAGAGGAAGAAACAAATATAAAATACCTGTTACTTCTCCGATCCAGTTTAAAGAGAAAGAACATAAGATTTCCCCTTATACATTGGGAGTATTGCTTGGTGATGGGTGTTTTACAAAAGATAAAAAGTTACAAATTACCAACAGTAAAGATATAGAAATTTTAGATAGGATAAATAAAGAGGCTTTAAATGGTTATAGAGTGAATAAGATAAGTTCTATCCAATATCAAATTGCACGACAGGGTTTTGGTCATAGAGGAAGCCAGAATGAATATATAAAAGAATTAAAAAGAATAGATTTATTGGGCAAAAAAGCTTCAAATAAATTTGTCCCGGATGAATATAAATTTGATTCGATTGATAATCGTATAGCTTTACTTCAAGGCTTATGTGATACAGATGGATCTATCAGGAATCGTGCAGGTAATGCTATAGAATCTTCTTTTACTACTATTTCCGAAAAGTTAAAAGAAGATTTTATTTTTCTGATTCAATCTATGGGAGGACTTGCATCTTATCATACTGAAATTTTATCTTCTGGTTCTTTGGCTTATCGTATAAGATTTAGAATGAAAATTAATCCTTTCTTTCTTAAGAGGAAAGCAAAAAAATATAGACCCCCGAAATCTATATGGCATTATATTATTAATATCGAACATATCGGACATAAGCCAGTGAAATGTATTACGATTGAAGATCCAAATCATCTTTTTTTGATTAACGGCTGTGTGGTAACGAAAAATTCTGCTGGTCCCGGGAAAACCGATTGTCTTATCATGGAAGCAACTCGATATTTAGAGCATCCCGGTTACAGAGCCATACTTTTTCGCAGGACTTACCCTGAGCTTGAGGAAATTATAGACAGGGCACATGAAACATATCCGTCATTGGGGGGTAACTATAAAAGTTCAGAGCATCGTTGGTTTTTCCCTTCCGGGTCAATCATAAAATTTGGTCATATGCAGCACGAGGAAGATAAATATTCCTACCGTGGCAAGGAATATCAATTCATAGGTTTTGATGAGGCCACAAGATTTACAGGGACACAATATCTTTATCTCTTTTCCCGTGCAAGGTCAAAATTTACGGATATTCCTTCAAGGATAAGGTCAGGCTCCAACCCTGGAGGCCCAGGGCATCAATTCATAAAAGATAGATTCAAGATAGGCATATGGGAATCGGGTAAAACCATCATCGACCCATTGACAGGTCTCAGCCGTGTTTTTATCCAGGGTAGGCTTAGAGATAATCCTACTTTGCTTTTGAATGACCCCGAATATATCCAGAGGCTCATGCTCCTTCCTGAGATTGAAAGAATGAGACTTTTAGAGGGCATATGGGATGCCTTTGAAGGGCAGGCTATACCCGAACTCAATAGAGACGTGCATGGTTTACCAGACCAGGAGATACCGCTTGAGTGGACAAGATACAGATCATTTGACTGGGGGTATTCCACTCCGTTTTCGGTTGGTTGGTGGGCTATAGATTTTGACGGCATACCCTACAGATACCGCGAGTGGTATGGAGCTAAAGAAGGAGATATAAGGAATGTCGGTTTGCGCATGTCTCCTACTGAAATAGCAAGAGGCATCAAAGAAAGAGAAAAAGAAGAAACAGAAAAGGGCATCAAGATACATACGGGTCCCGCAGATCCCGACATCTGGAATCCGAGATGGAAAAAGATGGGGAAAAGGAATTTCGGGGTAGTCGGAGCCTCCATTGCAGATGATATGTCAAAAGAAGGTATCCATTGGCTCCAGGCGGATAATGATCATATATTAGGCAGACAGCAAGTCCATAAAAGGCTTGAACTTGATGAAAAGGGAAACCCTCAGATATGCATTTTCTATGGATGTAAGGATTTTTGGCGCACAATGCCACTTTTAAGGGAATATGAAGGGAACCCGGAGGAAATTGAATCGAAGGATACTGAAAATCATATTTACGATGAGGTAAGATATTTTTCAATGTTTAAGCCCGTGAAACCAAAGCCCCAAATAATAAGTGATGCCGGCACTTTCAAGGCAGAGAGAAGGAAACTTATTAAAGCCCGCCAACTATCTGCAAGAACAGGTATAAGTCTGGCAGAGGCTTATGGAAAAGTAAGATGAAAATCAGGATATTTGTTGACTGGATGATCAGGTGGGAAGTTGGCGAGGAGACATTAAAAGATTATATGCCGGAGATTATCAAGGAGATAAAGGAAGGGAAGCACATAACGATGTTTTGTGCAGAGGAGATAAAAAATGCCAAAATATCTGACAGTTAAAAGCTATCACGAATGCCATTGCAGATATATCAGGGAAATAGACGAAAGGACTGTATATCGTTGGATTAAAAAGAAAAAATTGAAGGCCAAGAAAGATTGTAATGGTCATGACTGGCTCATCATAATCCGCAAAAAAGACTCAATTTACCCCTTTTTAGGCCAAATTTGATAGGACATCATTGCCCACCATTGGACATTTCAATTTTACATCCTTGATTTAACACTTTACACTCATTTCAATGCCTCTCTACGATTTTGCATGTCCTATATGTGGGATTATAGAGGCTTCCGTAAAGATAGGCGTTGAAAAGACAGCTTGCCAGCGTTGCGGAAGTCAGATGCAGCGTCTTTTTTCTCCTCCAAAGAATATCATTTGCGATTTAGAACCCTACCTTGATGAGAACATAGGACATGAGCCGATTTATGTGAAATCTAAGAGGCATAAAAGGGGACTTTTAAAAGAGAAGGGACTGGTGATGATCGGGTAGATGAGAATTTGCGATAGATGCAAGATAAATAAGCTAAAAACTACTTTGCTTGATAAAAAAGACAGCACTGAATATGACCTATGTGAAGGCTGTCTTGATGGATTTTATGATTTTCTGGCTGAAAAGCCAGAGGACGGGCAGAAAGCCCGAAAAAGGAGGAAAGTGAAAGATGCCAAAGAGTAGCATAACTCAGAGCCCCGCATCTTCTGGCAGTGGACAACCTGATCCGACCCCCTCCCCAACAGGGACAAGTCAGGCAGACCCAGCTGCACAGACAGACGGACAAGCACAAGGCGGTGCACCCGGGACAAGTCAGCAGACCCCTGGCAGTAGCACAATCACAGTCGAAGAGCTTTATGACCCCAAAGAACTTGAGGCAAGGCTTGCCAATGTAGCACCGGAGGTTGCAAATCAGATAAGGGCGCTTGCAAAACAGCTTCATGGTACATTTACCAAGAAAACAGAATCAATCTCAAAGTCAAGGCAGAAGATTGAGGCTTATGATGCCTTTATGGCTGACCCTGTTGGAGAAATCCAGAAACTTGCAAGGCAATATGGTTTCCAACTAAATCAGCCACAATCCCAACCTTCATCTCAGGGCAATGGTAACGAAACATGGGAGCCAAAGACATGGGATGATGTTATTTCAAAAATGAGGGAAACCATCATGGGAGAAGTCCAGGAATATCTAAAGCCTGTCTTTAGTAATGTACAGAAAGTTACAGCCTCTAACATCGAGAGGCAACTGGATGAGATTGACCCTATGTGGCGCACCTATGAGGATGACATGAAAGAAAACATAAGAACGCATCCCACCCTTGTCAATGACGTTGCAAAACTCTACAGGATATCCGTTCCCGAGGATCTGTTAAAGAGCAAGGCCATTCAGTCAGCCCTTAAGCAGATTGAAGAGAAAACCAAGTCTGCCAATATTCACGGGAGTCATAGCACTTCACGGTCCGAACCGGCCCCTAAAAAAGCAACATCCTTCAATGAAGCCGTGGCAATAGCACGGGAACAGTGTAGGAAAGAGGGGACGTATAAAGGATAACCTCCTCCTTAAATATTTTCAAAGGAGGTAAAAGATATGTCTAATCCAGGAGCATCCGCTCCAAGTTCATATACAGTCAACTATGATGCTTTATTGTCTACTACGCTTTTCGCTTACCGCGAAACCTTAGTGGACAATATCTTCAAATCCAATGCCTTCCTCGCTTTATTGCGAAAAAACGGAGGCGTTGACTACCAGGACGGTGGAGAGCGTGTAGGGTATCCTTTACTCTATGAAGAAAACGATACCTTCAAGAGCTACAAGGGTTATGACACCCTGACGGTCAAGCCACAGGACGGTATAACCACTGCTTTTTACGAATGGTCTGAGATAGGAGGCACGATTTCTATTTCACGGCGTGAGGAAAGGCAGAATTCAGGCGAAGCCAAAATCCTGAAGCTTCTTGAAAAGAAAATCCTTCAGGCCGAGATGTCCATCAAAAGTCAGGTCAACACTCAGCTTGTGCAGGGCACGGTCAGCACAGCGACCTTTGTTCCTGGCAACGATGCCAAGGACCTTCTGCCTCTGGGATACTTCTTGCCCAAGGCCAATGCAACGAATCCACTCGCAGGCGGCTCTGTAGGTAATGTCAACAGGGCAACCTATTCATGGTGGAGGCCGCATACCGCGACTTTAGTTTCCGGCACTAAGGACACAGGCAACAGCTTTGCCGTTGCTGTAACGACCTATGCTGGTCTGAGAGTAGGACTCTATCGTATGTATAACTTCTGTAGCCGCGGTGCTGATGGCTCGGCTCCGAATATCGTTCTTTCCGATCAGGTGACATATGAAACATATGAAAACAGTCTTGATCAGTTAAAGAGATACGGAGATGAGACATTGGTTTCGATGGGCTTTGACAACATCAAGCTCAAAGGAGCCACAATGATCTGGGATGAACTTGTCCCTGACATCTCAAGCGGCACAGCGGCATTGACATACGGTACAGCGTTCTTCCTGAATACCAAGTTCTATCAGCTCATCATTGATGAGCAGACAGATTTCGTGACAACTCCGTTCATCGAGCCTGAAAATCAGACTGCAAAAACAGCGAAGGTGCTGTTTATGGGTCAGGCTGCTTGCTCCAACATGAGGAAGCTTGGCGTATGTTACGCCATAACGCAGACAATAACATCCTAACAAAACGGTCCCGATTAATTTCGGGATGACAGTCACAACAAAGGAGGTATTAGAAAATGTTGTTCCAGAGGATCAATAGATCAGATCCAGAAAAGATTTTCATAATCGCCAAGAATAGCTATGCCACAGCGAGTCTTAGCAATGGCCAGGCGGCAATTTGGGATTATGCGACTGATGCTGACGGCGTAGGCGTGACAAAACCTACTGACACTTTTGCTGTCAAGGCTCTGCACAATGGTTTAGCGTTTGCGGGCATTGCGGCTGAAACAATCGCAGCGGGAGCGTATGGACTGTTGCAGGTCTATGGCTACCATAGCGCAGTCAGGGTAAGAAACTGGACTGGTGGCGTGCCTGTAATAGCGGCAGGGACTGCCCTTACATGTGTCAGCGCAGTGTTCTGTCTCGAAAGCTACATCAACTATGCGTCTGCAACATCAACGTTGACACAGCTCAATGTCAGGCATTGTGCTTTTGCGCTTGCAGCACAGGCGAGCTGGACTACAAAGGCGATAGCCTGCTTCATCAAAGGGCTATAGTCGGGTTTTATAAATCCTTATGTGCGGGGTTTGAAAATGGCAGTATCCCGACTACTGCCTCCCGCACAAAAAACCCTATCGGGAGGGATATGAACAAAGAAGCAGAAGCGAAATTCAGCAAGGACGGCCCCTTTAGTGAGCCGTGTGTAAAATGTGATGCCTGCCAGGCATTATTGCTGGTGTCGGATTTGAGAAAGGTTGGTATGTGCGGGCATTGTGGCAATACGAGAGTGCGGAATGTAAGGGCTATGAATGATCAAGATATGGCAACGGCCAGAAAATGGAGTAACGAAGGACGTATCGATCCTGACTGGCTTGAGCTTTTTGAAGCATCTCCGGAGCATCCGCATGAGTAAAATCTGCATCGGAATCCCCGCATATCAAAATGTAAGCACGGAGACGCTTGAGGATTATATGCGGTTTACATATCATTGCGGGCGCAGAATGCCTCAGCATGATTTTATGATTGCCATAAAAAGCAAGAGCGAACAATTCAGGGCAAGAAACGCCATAACGGAGGCTGCTATCCAGGCAGGGTGCGATTATCTCCTTTTTCTGGATGACGACCATGTGATCGACTGGGAAGGAACAAAGGGGCCGAATAATCGATATTCAATAGTGGAGAATTTCATCAAACATTTTGAATCCGATAATGATATCGGTATCGTAGGAGCATTATATTTCCATCGGGGTGCTCAGTGTGCTCCTGTGCTAATGAAAGAGGGTAATGATGGCGGTTTTTATTGGATGAGAGATGATGAGATCAAAGGGGGTCTTCAGGAGGTAGCTGTACAGGGCGGAGGTTGCATGATGCTCAGGCTTTCTATATTTGATCGGGTCAAGGCGCCATGGTTTGAACCTGAGTTTGATTTCGGGACGGATATTCAAATCTGTAAAAAGGCCAGGGAAGCAGGTTTTAAAGTCTGCTGTGATACTTCTATCCATATCGGTCATGTCCTTTCAAGGAGAGAAGTGATTACCCCTCAAAACAGACATCGGATTGCAATGGAAAATGCTGTTCAGATTGAAGGAGGGGATCAGGGGCTTGAAAAGGGTTGGCTTCTCAAAAGTGCATTAAATCTATATCGTCTCGATGCAGAGGAATATCTTGGAATTACATATGATCAGATGGTTACTACAGCCGAGAGATACAATATCCAGGATTTTGAAAAATATAAACATGATCTAAAGGGATATTATGCTTCAAGAGGGCAAGAGCAACTGGCCCGTCAGGTGATTTTCCACCATCGGCCACACATGGTTCAGCAGATGGATATCTGGCTGAATATGATCAATACGGCTGTGCCTGGCCATGGAGTAGATATCGGTTGTGGTTCCGCTCCCGTAACCTTTGAATTGGTAATGCGGGGACATAGCATTGATTTCATCGACATAGACGGCGCTGGTTCTTATGAGTTCACAAAATGGCGAGCAAAGAAAAGAGGGGTAGAAGATAGATGTGGATGGTCGATGAGCAATGATTACGATTATATTTTTGCTCTTGATTCCATCGAACACTTTGAGGACTGGAGAGGGATTCTCGGCGATGTCATCGGCAGACTGAAAGAAAGAGGAGTATTAATAACAAATTTTTGGCTGAACAATGACTATTATAACCCCGAACATATAAACATGGAAAAAGAGGCGGTAAAGAACTTTCTCATAGAGAACGGGATATATCCTATTAGCGAAATTATCTGGGTCAAAAAAGACATTGGATTCATGGATAGAAAAAAGGAGGTGTTGGAACATGCCGTGTAAAGGTGGCAAAAAAGGCGGGAGTAAGAAAAAGAAATAAAGGAGGTAAAAACAAATGTCGATTTTAAGAAGAACAATTTTTATGGAGAGGGATGATAGGTTTCCTTCGGACGGCTCTTATCACAGACCCTGCGATTGGGCTCTTGTAACTACAACTCTGGGCGCAATGGCAGAACCCTTCAGTCCATTTGAGAGACTCTGCCCAGGTACTGCTGTGCAGAATTATAATGCAACCGATGATATGCGCAGGATTGATGAGATAAAGTTTATCGACCTTGATAAACATATGAAATTCCTCTCAGGCGGAGGAGCTCAGATCCACGGCGGTCTTTTGATGCCCAGGACAGGGAGGTAGGAAATAGCTGATCCAGAAACAATAGGCGGAGCAAGTGCAGGAGGCGGTGTAGTGGGATATTTACTTTCATGGTTATTTAATAAAAATAAAGTAAATATTGACACCTGTAATGCTACACATAAAGGAATAGACCAGAGATTCGATAACGTTGAAAAATGGCTCGAAAAGATAGATAAAAAATTGGATAGAGTAGTTAAAGAATAATGGTTAACCGATGCCAGACAACCCTATTTTACAGGCATGGAAAGACAATCCCGATTGCAGGAAAGAGGCTTTGATGGATATACTCGAAAAATATCCCAATCCCGCATGTAGAATTCTTATTTCTTTAGGTCTGTGTCTGGCGGATTTGAAGGTTAAAAAGGGAAAACCAAGTGGCGAATGAATCTTTAAAAGAACAGCTCATGCGTCATGAAGGATTCCGTCAGTTCCCTTATGAATGTCCTTCTGGCAGACTCACAATAGGCTATGGTCATAATCTTGAAGCTAACGGCATCAGTAAAGAGATAGCCATTCTTATCTTTGCCGATGATATTCAGAAGGCTGAGGCTGATGTCCTGGCATTTTTACCCTGGGCTGAAAAGCTTGATACTCCCCGGTATAACGTGCTTATCAATATGTGTTTTCAGATGGGGATCGCTGGCTTACTGAAATTTATTAATACCCTTCAGCTTATAAAAGATGGCAAATATAAAGAGGCATCCGAAGCAATGCTTAAAAGCCTGTGGGCTAAACAAACTCCTAACAGAGCCAGGGAGCTTGCAGAAATAATGGAATTCGGTAGCGGAAAGGAGAAATGATGTTTCTTTTAAAAATATTCCTGAAAATGTTTCTTGGCAAAGATGTCACTGAGGCAGTAGAGGAAGCCAAGAAAAGCCCGAAGACTTTTATTTATAAGAAGAGAGTGATGGGTCCTCTTATTGCAGGTACCGCAACACTCGCATCTTTCGGACTTGGTATTGAGATTGATATAGAAAAAGTGAACACTCTAATTAATAGCTGGAACACCATAGCGATTTCAGCGAGACAGATTTATCAGCTTGTAACAGTGGATATCTGGCCAGCCCTATTAGCAGGATGGGGCATGATTATGACTATCAAGGGCATCTATGATGCAAAAGTCAGGGCTGTTAAAAACGGAGGTATGAAGCCGATTGAATAAACCAATGGACAAATTTGATGAAGCTTACACTCAGGGCAAGACAAAAGAGGTCAAGGTGACGTTTTTAAAGGTCTCTTTTGAGAAAATCAAGAAGGGATTTAAGCGCATATTCAGATGGACGCTGTGCATTATTACATGTCTTTTCACTGGCTCATGATGACTCAAAAGATAAAGAAGCTTCTTCAATTTTACCGTCTATGGAGAAAGTGGTGCCTGAAATATGAGGAGATATTCCGAGAGGGAATTAAGATATGAGAATTGGACTTAAGCCAGGCGACCTATTTGCTGTTAGAAGTCAGATGATTCTTGGAAGGATGATTAATGCTGTCCAGCAATTCTACAGTAATGATAATAAGAGTGAATATTCGCATACAGGATTTATTGTTAATGCTCAAGGCTATACTTTTGAGGCTAATTGGAGAGTGGGATCACAGAATTTATTTGAAGCCTATAAAGGCGAGAAAGTCTTAATAGCCAGATACAGCAACATGACTCTTTCTCGATTTAATGAAGAATACTGGCATATTTACAATAAACACTATAGACACATCTATCCCTTCTGGCGACTCTTTTTCTTCCTTATCCCCCCGATAGCAAAATACGTTCACGTCCTTGAGAAGCCTGTATGCTCCGAACTCGTTGCAGAATTCCTCTATCGTGCAGGTCTGAGGCACAAGAATTATATGGGGACAAACGTGGATACCCTTGTGGATGAATGGAGAATCCACGATGATGTAGAAATAATTTTTGAAGGGATTTTGGAGTAATTAAAAAGGAGGCAAGTATGAAAAGACTTATTTTAGTAGTAATCATGGCTTTGATGTTCACGATTCCCAGTATCTCACAGGCCATCGATGTAGGGAAAGGAATCAGTATTGATGGATTCATGACCGCGGGGAAGCTCTGGGACGTGGACTTCAGCGACACAGAGCGTATAAGTTCAATTAATGCCACAACGAATAAAGGTGAAGTCTATTTCGAGGCAGAAGTGGGAGTGAGGTATAAATTTGCAAGACCTTTTGCGGGGTATCAGTATTTAGGTGGAATCATGCAGGATGAGGTTTTCAGCGTTGAAAGATTAGGTGTTGACTGGTTCCCCTATGAATTGAGTAAGGATGTGGCCTTGGGAATCAGGACATCCTATAACTGGTTCAGGGCAACGGACTTCCTGAAACATGATTTTGCATACACGGGGCTGATTATAAAGTGGTAACAAAAAAGCATCAGAGTATCAGAGTATCAAAGTATCACATGAAACTTTTAACCAATGGAGGTGACTTAAATGGACTTTGACACAATCGCAGTAAGCTCGACGGTAATAAGTCTGAATGCAGACAAGAGGATGGCGAGGAAGGCATTCCTGTCTCTTGAAACTGCACAGATAAGATTCCGGCATGATGGCGGTGATCCCACTGCAACAGTCGGGCATTTAATGAATGTAGGGGATATCCTCAACCTTGAAGGACTGAGCTTGCAAAAGTTCAGGGCCATAAGAACAGGCTCAACAGATGGCCTTCTGACAGTAACGTTTGAGGGGACGTAAGATGAGCGCTAAGCTTGAAAGATCTAATGGATTCTATTTTGATGGTAATGATTTAGTTCTTCAAGCAGACCAACTTCTCCTTCCTGATGGGTCTGCTGCTGCTCCAAGTTTGAGTTTTGCAAGTGATCCAGATACAGGAATTTTTTTAGATACTTCTGTATTGCGGGTTTCTATAAATAATAGTGTTGCTGGTAAATGGGCGTCTGGTTTTATTACAACCCCAAACAGTATAAGAGTAGGTACGGCTGAAGATTTAGTATTAACACATGAAGCTGCTAACATATTAGCACAAGTACGTGGTAGTGACCCTCAAACATTCAAACTCTATGAAATATCCGCAGATGCAAGTAATTATGAACGTTATGCTTTTATAGCATCTGGAAATCAATTAGAAATTCAAGCTCAAACTCTTGGAACAGGAAATGACGATTTAGATATAGCATTAACTCCTGCTGGTACAGGAAATGTAAAATTTGGAACTTATGGTGCTGAAGTAGCAGCCGTTGCAGGTTACATTACGATAAAAGACGCTGGTGGAACTCCAAGAAAATTAGCAGTAATAGCATAAGGAGGTTTAAATGGCACAATATATAATCGATTCAACCGCAGCACAAGAGGTAATTTTAAGTTGGATAGTGGTAAGGGTTAATACAGAAAGGGCAAAGCAAAATCCACCTCTTACTCCATTAACCAATGACCAGTATATAAAATCGTTGCTTGCTGGTTGTTTTAAAGATTGGAGGAAACATTATGAAATAGAAGAAATAAAACCCGTGCAAGAAAAATGGGAAAATTTAACATCTGAACAAAAAAAACAGATTAAAACAATAGCAGGGGTGTAATGGAAGAAAAAGAAAATATTGAAAAGATTTTTAATCAGTTTATGCAGGAAGAAATTGGGAATAGGTTGAGCCAGTTCGCAATTCTGGCATTGAAACAAATGATAATGATAGAAGTGGAAAAGTTAATTTCAAAGAAAAAGGAACTTAATAAATGATTACCTATCTTCAGGGCAAGGCATCCATGGATCTTATGAAGCCCCTGCGACGCAGAATGCCTATGTCGCAACTTGAGAGGGGCTTTGATTTTGACGATGCCTGCAAGCTGTATCTTCCTTTTTACAGGCAGAAATCAACTTCAGCTTATATCTATGACCAATCGGGCAATAACAATCATGCCACTATCATAGGCGCAGTCCCTACCACCTTAGCCTCTCCTCCCATTGGCTGGTATTGTGACGGAACTGATGATAGGATTACTTTATCTAATGTCTTTACCACTAACCAGACAGGACTGGTTGTTTTAAGTTGGGTATATTGTCATAGTTTTGATCAAAATGTAGGAGTTGCTAAAAGAGATGTTATAATCAATAATTATGGTTCTAATCAAGGTTATCAATTATGTGCAAACCATTCTGGTGCAAATCAAACCACTTGGCAATTTAGGATTCATGATGGAACTTCTGAAGTGAGTTTAGATGCTGGTTATTCTGCTGATGCTACTTTTACAACAGCCTGGACCAATAAATGGCTTTGTATATGTGGCTCCTTTGAAGCATCTGCAAGAATGAAATTTTGGATTAATGGTAGCGGTGCTGTTGCAGATAAAACAGCAGGAGTGCCAGCACAAATGACTCCCAATACAGTAGCGAGTGATTATATAGCATATTATTCTGCTGCTGTGGTTTATTCAAACTTTACATTTGCAGAGATAGCAATCTTCAACCGACCATTTTCAGACACAGAACTTAGAAACTATTATGAAACAACAAGGAGAAAGTATGGGGTATAAAAATGGCTGAGGAATTTTATCGTTTCAGAATGGACTTAGCAGTTAAGAAATCAACTTATGATGCCCTGACTCAGGTTCAAAAAGATGTAATAAAGGACAGGATAAGGGCTTTGAAAGCCTTGGCGAATAAGATAAACGCAGGGGCAGCGAATGAAGAAGATACTATTCAAGCCAAGTGGCATTTGTGCCAGCATGAACTTGGATTGCCCTGTCCAGAGGATCGGGATATATGAACCTTACACCTAAAGAGATAGAGAGATGAACACTCTTGAAAAGCATACACTGAGACTTATTGGAGAATCTATTGAAAACCCTGATGTGTTCCTTGACACGGCAACGGGCATGGCACAGATACGCCAGAGCGTCAATGACGGGATTCAGGAGCTCTGCATGGTAACAGGTTCATACAGAAAGACTTATCTCCTTCCCCTCTATGCAGACAGGATATTTTACCGCATGGGATGGGAGGCCGACCATTTCGGCTATGTAATTGAGGCGTGGGATAGAAGCAGGCAGGTAAGATTAATCCAGATAGACCTCATTGCCTTGAACAATTACGATTCCTTCTGGATGAAAAGGACTGGCAATCCTGATATGTATATGCAGATAGGGGAGGATATCCTTGGAATTTTCAGAAAACCTTCTGCAAACGGCATAGTCCTTGAACTGGATTGCGTCTGTATCCCGAAGGCTTATACAGAGGACACAGACCCCGTGAAAATCAGAGAGACTTACGAAAGGGCAACGGTTTATCTTTCGGTGAGTGAGTTTTATGCCAGCCGTGGCGATGCCGCAAGGGCAACAGAATACCTGACAAAATATATCGAGACAGCAGGACTTATGACCCTGCATCCACAGTATCAGGAGAGATTTTACAGATTTAAAGGAAAAGATGAAATTCAGCAACGAACTTGAGATTATCAGAAGGTTTTTAAGAGATCCTGATGGAGATATCTGGTCTGACAATGACATTCAGACATTCTGGGATGATGCACAGCAGGAGATATTCACGAAAGTAGGCTTCCCTGAAAGGGTGCATTCCTATAAATACCCCCCTGAGTGGACGTTCTCTTATATGAGGGATTGGGAGCGTCAATATGCCGACGGTGACAGATATCAATGTCTGAGTATATGGCAGGCAAGAAACTGGACTGTCTGCTATCCATGGGAAGCAGGCTACTGGCTTGATAGTTCCGATACTCCTGATGACGGTTCAAGGTTTACCCATCCATGGGAAGCGGCCTATTGCACTCCTGCGGATTATGTGCCTGTGCCACTTCACAATAAATTCCATAACATGAAATTCTGTGCCTTTGACGAGGAGCCGCTTGAACCTATAGAGAAAAAGCAGTTAGCCCTCTCAGATAGCCACTACAGAACCGCCAGCGGCACGCCTGTGAGCTACTGGAGGCCAGATGGATACAACAACCAACTTGTACCTTATCCACGCCCTACGGGCATTACATGGGACGATACTTCACTTATCAGATCGCCTCTTGATTCCTTTGATGATGCCGGAGGAATCCTTACATGGGCGGAAGGTTATCTTGATGAATCGGATTCGGGGATAATCACGGATACTATAGCCGTTGACGGACAAATGTTTATGGTATTCGAGGCGATGCCTGAGGATATTCCTGACGATGTAGGCGATTGGTATAAGACAGAGATTGATATGCCTGATTTCTTTTCTAAATATGTGAGATATGCAACTCTTGAAAGATGCTTTGGCGCTGATACAGATGGCTTTATCCCTTCTTTAAGGGATTACTGGAAACTCAGAAAGGAGATAGGGCTGAAGGCAATGAAGAAATTCAAGGCCATGAGATGCACTGACAGGGATTACAGACTCGGAGGCGGGATAAGCAGGGCAAGGTCAAGACATCCGAGATTGCCGAGCGAATATCCAGAGGTAGGACCGTGACAGCTTTTAGCAATTACATCGGTGGAAGTGATATTAAATGGTGGGATGGTGTTACTCGCACCTTTACGAGATTAACTTCCACAGGTGGTCTTCTGTCTCAAAATAAAATTGGTTCAGCGGTTGATATCCTTGAAGTATTCGGCAATGGCACTGATTACACCTACAATACTTTAAAAACGGCACTCGGCTATATAGGCAGCAATAATGTGACGATTCTACTTCAGCCAGGTACGTGGACTATTACCGAAGATCTGACCATAAACAGTAATTTCAGGCTATGGGCCGAAAAGGGAGTCACGCTCAATATATCTTCAGGCAAGACATTGACCCTGAATTGTTCCTTGCCGACCCTGAAAGATATAACATTTACAGGAAGCGGCACAGTGGTAATATCGCATGTAGATCAAACCATAACTGCAGATGCGGCAATCAACCAGGGTATGGAAACAGTGTCATTCGATACTACAGCCGGAGCCATAGCCTCCACACTTGGAAGCGGTATACTTGGACAGATAATCACAATGGTATTAACCACAGACGGGGGCTATGACGTAACTCTGACAATTACGAATCATAAAGATGGGGATAACACGGTATTCACCTTTGAGGACAAAAACGACACTCTCATTTTTATATGGAACGGCTCAAAGTGGCATACACTTTATGACGACAGGGGAGGCAATTTCCTGAATTGCCATTCTAATATCATGAATCTTTATCAGGGGGTTTCTGGATAATGCCCGTTAAATTTATACCATCAGGCTTTCTTGACATCAACACCGACCCTGCACTTCTGCCCGCACAGCTTGACGGGAAAAACGAAATATCAGGGGCTATGACAAGATGCACAAATTTAAACCTTGATGAAGTCGGGGTTGCAAAAACAAGGGATGGTTCAAGGAAGCTCAATTCAACCGCAATAGCTCAAACAGCAGCCCATCTTATTATTGAGATGGGTGGAAACAGGTATCTTTTTGCAGGGACAGTGATATACAAAAATGAGACCTCTTTAGCTACAGGCATGACATCCGCAAAATGGAGAGGGATTAAATACAACTCCTTTAACGATACGACATTAAATATCTTTGCCCTGAATGGCACTAATAGAAAACGTATAGACAGCTCGGAAGTGAATGAATGGGGAATCACGGCTCCTGCTGCGGCGCCAACAGATGCTGTCGGGGCATTGACAGGACTTACCGGAGTTTATAAAG